TAACACCCCTTAGAATCGATTTAAAGAGTACTAGAGCTTAGATTCTACAAGTAAATAAACTTGCATCATATGAGTCTAGTTTTTGTAGCTCTTTATAAAGTGCTAGCCAATTAGGATCAATGGATTGATTAGCATATTGGACTAGTTCCAAAAGTCTTAAATTCATTTTTAATTAGTATGCGATTGTCTAGGTTCAGAGGAAAATTTTTTACACCTTCCCCTTCCCCCTTATTCTACCAAAAAATATAAGTAAATATATTTATATATAATTATCTTAACATTATGTAACAATGGGGGTGGTGTAGCAAATGTTACATAGATATTTGTGTGTGTGGGTAACTTAAATATATTCTACAAATGTTTATTGCTTTGGTTCTATACGAATAGCAAGTTCTGGAGCCTGGATGTTTACGGTTTCTACGGATTCACCTACTACTTTGCCTAGAGAGTCTAATATTTGTGCAGCTGTTTGTAATTGACCTTTTGATATAGCTTTGTTGAAGAGTCGCATTCTCATTGCTTGAAGGCGAGGAATCATTTTTTCTCTTTCTTTAAGCCAATCTTGATCATTCCATTCTTTAACTTTATTCCAATCAGCCCAACCTGTTGTTTCTGAAATACCTTCTCTATGAGAATGTTCTATTACTAGTTGTCTAGTAGTTTTACCTTCTAGCTGTTTTGAATAGAGTCTTTGACAACGAGCTTCTATTACTGCTCTTGAGTTAGTGCCACCTGTATATTTTTGAACACGAGGTTTACGTTGAGGAGCTGGGAGGTCGTAATTTAGGTTGTTTATAAAAGATTCAGCCACGGACTTAGTCTTTGAGGGGGTTAATATTCTGATGATAGCCTTAAAAGTATGAAATGCGAAAGAAAATGAGTAATATTATGAAAAAAAGAGTGATATGAGTTTGAATGAGATCAGTTTAAGGTATGCACAGGGGGAGGTGTTTAATAGTGAGAAAAGATTTAGGTTATTGGTGGCTGGGAGAAGGTTTGGGAAGTCATATTTATCCTGTATCGAACTGCTTAGAGGAGCAATTGATAGACCTGGTGAAGTTTATTTTTATTGTGCTCCTACTTATCGCATGGCGAAGGATATTGCGTGGAAGGAATTGAAGAGGTTGACTCCTAAAACTTGGATTAAGGCTAAAAATGAAACAGATTTAAGGATTGATTTGATAAATGGGTCAAGTATTGAATTGAAGGGAACTGAAAATGCTATGGCATTGAGGGGTAGAAGTTTAGCAGGGGTTGTATTAGATGAAGCTGCTTTTATGGAGCGTGATGTGTGGGCGGAGGTTATTAGACCTGCGTTGGCTGATAAACAGGGTTGGGCTTTGTTTATTAGTACACCTGATGGTACTGCCAGTTGGTTTTATGATATGTGGTGTTTCTGTGGTGAACAAGAACTAGATGATTGGCAGAGGTGGAGTTTTACTACGATTGAAGGGGGTAATGTTAAAGCTGAAGAGGTTGAAGCAGCTAGAGGACAATTAGACCCAAGAACATTTAGACAGGAATTTGAAGCTAGTTTTGAGAACTTAACTGGATTAGTTGCTGTTAGTTTTGCTGATGAAAATATTGATAAGGAAGTAGCTGATTTACATATGCTTCCCTTGTTAATCGGGCTGGATTTTAACGTTGACCCTATGGCAGGAATCTGTGCTGTGAAGCATAATAATACACTATATGTCTTTGATGAGATCATGCTGACAGGTGGTGCTACTACTTGGGATTTTGCTGAAGAAGTTACAAGAAGATATGGGGTGGATAGAAGAATTATTGCTTGTCCTGACCCTACGGGTAGTGCAAGAAAAACTAGTGGGGTGGGTGTTACAGATCATACGATTCTTAGAAGGTCTGGTTTTACAGTTATGAGCCCCAGATCACCCTGGAGGATTAGAGATAAGATTACTGCTGTTAATACTGCTTTGTATGATGCTGATGGCACAAGAAGGACTTTGATACATCCCAGATGTAAAGAATTGATAAAAGCACTTAGAACTCTTACATATGCACCGAATACTGGCCTTCCTAATAAGAATTTAGGTGTAGATCATGCTTTTGATGCTTTTGGTTATCTTTGTTTACAGCAGTTTAATCTGGCAAAACCTGAGACATTAGGGCAGACTGCGTTTAGAATATATTAAGTTACTCTTTTTGCTTATGCCTTACCATTACGGGATGTCAACAACAAAAAAGAAAAAGAAGAAGAAAAAGGGAGGTAAAAAACGTAGTGAATGTTCCTGTAAATAAAGCTCTTTACGCTAGAGTAAAAGCCGAAGCCAAGCGTAAGTTTAAGGTCTATCCGAGTGCTTATGCTAATGCGTGGCTTGTACGAGAGTATAAGAAACGTGGTGGTACTTATCGAGTGGAGAGAAAAAGTGGCAAAAAGTAGCCCAAACCCTAGAGCAAAAGGTGGTTTGACCCGTTGGTTTGAAGAAAATTGGGTTGATGTCAAAACAGGCAAGCCTTGTGGTCGTAAAAAAGACGAAAAACGAGGCTATCCTGCCTGTCGACCTAGTAAACGTGTATCAAGTAAGACACCTAAGACAGTAGGAGAAATGACAGCTAGTGAAAAAGCACGTTTTAAACGTGAAAAAACTAGCAGTAAGAAGATAACATATCAACATAGACGTAAAAAAACTACTAAAAGGACTAAAAAATGATTGAAATTACTGATGAGATGCTTGATGCTATTGAAGCGGTAAAAGGCAAACGTAATCCTGCACTCTGGGATAACAGATGTCAACAATATTTGCTAAATAGCAAGAAAGGTACTGTAAAAAAGTCAACAACAAGTTAAACTATTTATAAATACTCTTTTTTCTTAGAATCATGGCATTTTTTCGTGGCGAAGAAGGTTCTGTTAAATTCATAAACGGATCTGGCTCTGTAGCAGCAATTACTTCTACTACAGCTTGGACACTTGATACAACAAAAGACACATTAGATGTAACTGCTCATGGAGATACATCAAGAAGTTTTGTTGGTAGTTTAATTTCTGGTTCTGGTACTGTTGATTTCTTATATACAGCAGCTAGTGGAGATGAGACAGCTAACCTTCTTGCAGATGTATTTACAACAGAAGATGCTGCTGATGCACAGTTTGAACTATTTTTAGATACTTCAACCAGCAAAAAAGTAAGTTTTAACGGAATTATTACAGGAACAAGTCTATCTTCAACTGTTGGCGATCTTTCAACTGTTTCAGTAAGTTTCATCACATCTGGTGCTATTACCAACGCTGTTTAATGCCTAAAGGTTCTTACTCAGCGAAGCAACGCAGGTTGGCTGCTGTTGCTCCACCACGGGATAAGATCACGGCTGCGGATCTTAAAAAGCTACGTTCTAAAACCAAAAAGAAAAAAAAGAAGTGAAACTTACCACTCGCCAAAAAAATCTATTAGAAAAACATTCTAAGCACCATAGCGATAAGCATATGGAGTTTATGAAAAGGCGAATGAGAGCAGGAGACACTTTTACCCAAGCCCATAAAAAGGCACAGGCAAAGGTGGGAAGATGAGAAAACGTAAATCTGTCAGTTTAACTTTAGGTAGAGGGGAAAAATCTAAAAAAGGTGGTCTTACTGCAAAAGGTCGTGCGAAGTACAATCGTGCCACTGGTAGTAATTTAAAAGCACCTGTTACTAAAAAATCAGGTCTTACTGAGTCAGAGAAAAAAAGAAGAAAGAGTTTCTGTGCTCGAATGGAAGGAATGCCAGGGCCATTAAAAGATAAAAAAGGTCGCCCGACTAGAAAGGCGTTAGCATTAAAAAGATGGAGGTGTTAATCAATGACTTATGCAATTCCTGGTCAGATTAGAACAAAAATTATTACCTCTACTTCTGTTGGTGGTGTAGATAGTCCTTTTACTAGAACTAGAGCAGTTTTAGATATGATGAAGGGTTGGGAAATAATGAAAGCTGTTAGTGAAGGTACTGAATATTTAAGAGAAAATAGTGAAGCATTTTTACCATTAGAGCCAAGAGAAGATTACACAGCATATATGGCAAGAGTAAATCGTGCTGTATTTTCTCCTTTTACACAAAGATTAATAAGAGCAGCTACAGGTTTAGTTTTAAGAAAACCAATAACACTTACTGGAGATCCTTATTGGACAGAAATGTTCAAGATGGATGTTGATGGTTGCAAGTCAGATCTAGATGAATATGCAAGAAGAATATTAATGTGTTCTCTTACTTATGGTCAAAGTCATATTCTTGTTGATTATCCTGCACCTTCTGGTGCTGTTAGTCTTGCTGAAGAGAGAGCACAGGATCGTAGACCTTACTGGATCGAAGTAGATCCTAATAATTTATATGGTTGGAGACTTGATAGAGAATCTAATTATGGAAATCTTATTCAAGTAAGATTAGCTGAAAAGGCTGTATTGCCTGATGGAGATTTTGGAGAGAAAGTATTTGAACAGATAAGAGTTATAGAACCTGGTCGTTATCGTGTTTTTCGTAAGACAGATCAAATTGATGAGATGTATGATCTTGCTGATAATTCTTATGCTGGAGAATTTGATGCTCAAACTACAGGTGAAGAATATAAAGAAGTTGAATCTGGTGAATTTTCTCTTGGTGAAATACCTTTAGTTACTATTTATTCTGGCAAAACAGAAAATTTAGTAAGTAAACCACCTTTACTTGATATTGCATATTTAAATCTTGCACATTTCCAAAGACAAGCTGATCTTATTCATAGTTTGCACGTTGCATCTCAACCAATGCTTGTGATGGAAGGTTATGACGATCAGACCAAAGATGTTGCTATATCTGTTAATTATGCAATGGCAACTCAGCCAGGAAATAAAGTTTATTATGTAGAACCAGCTTCTAGTGCTTTTGATGCTCAGTCATCAGAGATAAAAGAACTACAGATGCAAATGGCTACTCTTGGTATTAGTACGTTAAGTCAACAAAAATTTGTTGCTGAATCTGCTGATGCTAGGAGACTAG